AAGTTTTAGAAACTAATTTGTATAAAATTGAAATATTTTTATATATTTGCATTGTGAAAACATTTATGATAATATGGGGAGTGGTTGTAATTACTTGTGTGCTAGAAGCCTATTTCTACTCTACCTTAATAGAAGATGAGTATAGTGGGGATAAATAATAATAACTATAGGGAAACTCTAAAACCCTTAAGCGTTAATATTCCTTTTTTTTCTAACCCCACTATGCTTATTAAATAAACAATATGAAGAAACGAAAATTAAATAGTAAAAATCCTAAGTACAAAAAGGATAATGAAGAAAAATTAGTTGTACTTAAAAAAGTTCCATTTATCGGTAAAGCAAAAGGTTATGGAGTTTGGTATAAAAATCAAAAATAATATGGAGGAGAGAACATACAGAACAATTAAAAGCGTATTGAAGCATCACATTAAAACTGGAGTTAGGTCTTTATGGACTTGGAGGAATGATAACTTCACAATGATATACGAAAACTATGCAGGTGATGATAGGATATATACAAGTAATCAACTTTTAAAAATCTTAAATGATGAATAGTGTAACTATTGGTGCTTTAATGATTGTTGGTGTTGTAATTTTATATATATTTGCATTATGCTATGTTGAGGGTAAGATAGCGAGACAAGAGAATGAGAAGTTAGAAAAAAATATAGATAAATTAGATGACAAAGCATAATAAATATTATTACGATAAGGGTAGGAATGGATGGACTCCAACCACTACTTGGCAAGATGAGGTGGTGGAAGATAAAGATAATAAATGGAGTGGAGGTGAAATTAATCCTAAGATGCTATTAACAAAAGAAGAACTTAAAATAGATTATAGTAAAGAGAAAACTCCAAACTATTACATTGGTAGAGTTTATGGGTATGAGGCTAGGAAAGTTGTAGAAGATTTTGATTTATCCTATAATATCGGTACTGCCACTACATATCTCCTGAGAGCAAAGCGTAAGCATGATACAAGTGTTGATTGCATACAGAAGGCTATTAACCATTTAGAGTTTGAGTTAGATAAAATTAAAAATGAAAAAACCAATCTTTAGAGTATTTGTATCTTACGAGATAAAGAGTAAAAAAGTTGTAACTAGGAAAGTAATTACAGGAATACTAGATACATTTGTTCTTACATCTAATACTAAAGAAATAGAGAACGACCAAGAATTAATAGATAGAATTTGTTACATAAATAAAAAGAACCTAAATAAAGTAGATGTTATAATTACAAGTATTGATATTGAAAATCAATATGGTGAAACTGCTGACAGGTTTGATGATGAATATTAGATTATGCCAAAGATTAGAAAGATAAGAATAGAAGATAGAAAAGATAGTAGAGGTGGTGGTTATTCCAGAAGAAAGTTTACTGTGGAAGAAGCCAATGCTATCAGAGAAGAATACAATACTGCTACAGAGAAGATAACTATTTCATCTCTTGCTAGGAAGTACAGTGTATCTCAACCTTTAATGTACCAACTAATAAAGGGTAAAACTTATACTGATGGGGGAACAGGGGGTATAGGGGGGTATAGGGGGGTATAGGGGGTATGGCTATGAAGAAAGAAGCATTAGTCCAATCATCATTCTGTACCTATATACAATATACCTACCCTAATGTAAGATACTGTGCATCACTAGGCGGTATAAGAACATCCATGAAACAAGCAATACTAGCCAAGAAAACAGGTTATGTCAAAGGCTTTCCTGATATGCAAATCTGTAAAGTCAATAGTGAGTATGCAGGATTATTCCTAGAGATTAAAGCAGATAAGACTTGCTATCCATCCAAAGAACAAAAGCAATGGGTTGCTGACCTCAATGAAGCAGGTTACTATGCTAAGGTAGTTAAAGGACTTGAAGAATGTATGGATGTCCTTGACTGGTATATGAAAATAAAATAATTTTCTAAAAAACTTTTTTCTAAAAAATTTTTCTTGAAACTGTTTCTGCTGTTGAAACTGCTGTTGAAACTGCTGTTGAAACTGCCCTGAAACTGCTGTTGAAACTGCCCTGAAACTGCTAGGTATGTGGGGTAAAAAAAGGGCAGACTTGGCGATTTTAGTAATCGGTTTTTTTTTCTTGCAATTTGAAAAATTTTTTTTTTCAATTTTTGTATTAGAAAAATTTCTGTTTCTAAATTTTACATCGTTATTTAGAATGATTCTAAATAAGAGAATTGTTAATAACTTTTTTTATATTTATGCAAATAATTAAAATATTTTGTTATTTGCGTGCGTGCGTTCTATTATATAGACAAAAGAAGCCAACCAACCAACAAACGAACCACCACCACCACCAACCAACCGAACCACAAAAAGCACATAAATAGAATATATAAAAACACTTTTTCAATATAAGCAGTAAAAAAACGACTAAAAAAAGAGCATAAAAAAAACATTATTTTAAAAAAACTTTAAAAAAAAGTGTATTTACTAGAGTAAAATAAATATTAATCTTTTACACATTTTATTTGGTAATGTTAAAAAGTGTTGTATATTTGCATCATAATAATTAACTAAAACAAAACAAAATGAAAGCAGAAATAAAAGAAACTAGAAAGGCAAACGGATTAAAAACATTCACTTTATTTATAGATAATAAGATAATTGCTGAATGTAAAGATATAAACAAACTTAAAAATAAATTAACTAAATTAACTAAATAAAAAAAAACTATGAAAGCAAAAACACAAAACGCAAAATTAACAAAGGAAGAAAAAAACTTTTTCAATGAATTATTAATGGAACACTTAATAATAAGTGATTTAAGTAAAAAAGAAATAAAAAAACAATTTAAGCAATTAAAAAAATAATTAACTAGAGGGGCTTAAAAACCCCTCACAAACTACAAAACTATGAACACAAAAACACAAAACACAAAAACTAATTTATTTGATATTATATATCTTTTAAGTTTGCCAGTAGCAATAATATTATATATTATAAACCTTTAAAAACTAAAACAATGAAACTATTAAAAATGATTAACTTATTTGGCTTCTGGCGTGTAATGAATAACTCAGAATATTACCATAAAAAATATGACTATTTTACAAACGAATATTAAAAACTAAAATTATGAATAACTACAAAATTACAAATTTAACAAGCAGCAAAACTTACTTTTTAAATGAAGAAGAATTGACAAACTTTTTTAAAAAAAATAGAGTTCAAAATTACAGTATTACAAATTTAACAGAGCAAAAGAGAATTAAAAGAAATAAAATACTGGATAATATTGCTATAGTTTGTTTCTTTGGTGCTACTGTATTAAGTACTATCTTAATCATAGAAAATTATTACTAACCCCTTAAAACCCTTTTAAAATGGATACATATATAACAAACGATATTAATAACCCAATTAACCAGCAACCTCAAACAAATTATTGTGAAGTTTGCAATATTGAAGAGTCAAGAACATATTTTGTAGAAAATACAAATATTTGTGAAGATTGCTATACAGAAGAAGAAGAAACAAACAAATAAAAACTATTAATTTTAAACTATAAAAAAATGAATTTACTTACACAAAACGCAAAGATGAAAAAAACTAGCAAAGAGAATAAAGCAAAAATATTTAATTTTTCAATACCAGCATACAAAACTAAAAGCGGCAAAATTACATGCCCATTTGCAGACTCATGCGTAAAATATTGCTATGCTCAAAAAGGAAATTATACACGCTTTCCAGTCGTTCAGGATTTAATGGAGCAAAAATACAAGATAAGCAAAACAAATACTTTTATTCCTTTGATGAATGAAGAAATAAGAAAGAAGAAAGCAACCCATGTAAGAATTCATGACTCAGGCGACTTCTACAGCCCTAAATATTTAAATAAATGGGTTGATATAGCAACACAAAATAATGATGTTATATTTTACGCATATACAAAAAGTATAAAGTTTTTTATTGATGGGTTAAAACTTCCTAAAAATATGAAAGTAATATTTTCAGAAGGTTCGAAAACTGACAATTTAATTAATACTTCTAAGCATAGGCACGCTAGAATATTTAAAAGCAAAGAATTGTTAAACGCTGCAGGCTATATAGACGCAAGTGATAACGATTTAAAAGCCATTACAGACAATAAAAAAGTAGGTTTAGTATATCACTAACAAAAACAAATTATAAACACTTAAAACTAATATTATGAGCAAAGGACAACTGCCAATGTCAGACTTTAGCGACTTACAACTAACATTTTTACTAATCTTAGCGGTTCTCTTTGGAGGGTGCTAAACAAAACAATTAAACAAATGAAAACAGAAAAAAATATATTATATTATGCAGAGCGCTGGTTTAAACTTCAAGATATACCAACATTACAAACA